GAAGCGCGAGAAGTTAAGTATTGTATTCAGGGAAACGAGGGCTGGCAATGGCTGACGATAAGATGCGGCGCGGCGGTTCCACGGGACATTGGCGCAAATGGTTTAGCGCACTCGGCTCATAACCGATCGGTCCAAGGTTCGAGTCCTTGATGCCCCACCATCCTCGCCCGCCCAGCGAGGAAGATTCTCATTTTCACCCCTTTCATATAAAATAAGCCGCAACCCGTAAAAGCAGCTCCGCGCCAACGGCCCCAGTGCAATTCTGGTTGGGTAACAAACGCATAACCGAAGGCGCCTCGGGCGTAAAAAAAGCGGGTGGCGGCGCCCTTCCAGCCACCTGATATACGCATCATTAGTTCAGTGGCAGAACAGCGATTTTTTATGATTTTTTGGTCGGACAGTCGGAGGTTCGATTCCTCCATGATGCGCCATTGTTTCTTGGTAGCAAAGAAAAACCAAGCATTAGAGAGCGGCGCGACAACGTCAGACCGCTCGTCACTATGAACCCGTTTGAAGTTTATATAGATCTTGCCGCGTTCTTCTCCTACACGCGGAGAGTTGCAAAACGACACCGATAGGATTAGCGCAAAAAGGGTATTCGGTTGACTGACGGGAACAGACCGTCACTTTCTCGCTGGCGTGGCTCAATGGCAGAGTTAGCACATTGTAAAAGGGGGTGATGCCATGATTATTCGCCCGCAACCAAAGCAAGAGGCGTTTCTTTAGCTTTCGAGTCCTGCTGATATCGTAGTTTATGGAGGTGCAGCTGGCGGCGGAAAAACATTCGCTCTGCTCCTTGAAACACTCCGACACTCAAATAACCCCAAATTCAACGCAACCATCTTCCGACGCAATAACACGCAGATTTTCACAAATGGCGGTCTTTGGGATAGCGCGATGTCGCTTTTACCATTGGCTGGAGCATATCCGAAAAAAACTCCAAAGCCTCAGTTTATATTCCCGAGCGGCGCCAAGGTCATGTTTGACCATCTGGAGCGATACACAGACTGTCTCAGCTACCAGGGCTCCCAGATCCCGCTCATTATTTTCGACGAATTGACACACTTTGACGAAGATGTATTCTGGTACATGCTTTCCCGTAACCGCTCCGATTCTGGCGTATCTGGCTATATCAGAGCAAGCACGAACCCAGATCCTGATAGCTGGGTGAGAACCTTCATAGGCTGGTGGATCGGTGATGATGGTTATGCGATCCCAGAGCGGTCAGGAGTGATCCGATGGTTCATACGCGTAAACGGCGAGGTCATCTGGGGAGATCGCAAAACGGAGATGTTGCAATACCAGATGGAACACCAGATCACAGCCAAAAAGCGGTATGATTCCATGTCTCAATTCCCGCTCTATGGTGAAGAAGGGATCCTGTACTATGACCGCGAGACACGCGTGTATAAGGCGTGGGAGAATGGGCAGTACAAGGACCTTATAGCGCCGAAGAGCGTCACATTCATAGCTTCCTTGCTTTCAGATAACGCGATTTTGATGCGTAACGACCCGAGCTACCTTGCAAACCTGCAATCCCTGCCTCTTGTAGAGCAGGAGCGGCTTTTGGGCGGTAACTGGAAAATCCGTCCCGCGGCAGGGCTCTATTTCCCGAGATCCACGTTGCCGCCGCTTCTGGAAGAAGTTCCAAACGACGTCGTGCGATGGGTGCGAGGCTGGGACCTTGCAGCTACGGACACCGCCGAGGGCGGAGATCCCGCATATACGGCAAGCGTGCTTCTTGGAAAGCGCAGGAATGGTCACTATGTCATTGCAGACGCCACAAACAACCGCTACAAGGCGGAAAAGGTCCGCGAGCTGGTCAAGCAGTGTGCGGTATCTGATAAGGCGAAATACAAGCGCGTAAAGATTCGCATGTCCGTAGACCCTGGGCAGGCAGGAAAAGAGCAAAGTCAATCATACATAAAGATGCTGGCTGGTTTCAGTATTTCTGCTGAACGAGAGAGCGGAAGCAAAGAGACCCGCGCGGAGCCTTTTGCCGCTCAATGGCAAGCAGGCAACGTCGAGGTCGTAGCAGGGCCATGGACAGAGACGCTTCTGGGGCAGTATGAGAGCTTTCCAGAGAGCAAATTCAAGGATCTGGTAGACGCAGGCTCCAACGCCTTCAACGAGCTGGAGCTAAAGAATACAAGCAGTGCGCCTCCCGTGGACAACGGACAGAGCGCAACGCTCAAAAAGAGCTATTGGTTTTAACAATATTTTAGAAATTAGAAAGAGGTGATAATCATGGCAAAATCCGAGATAGGCCGAATAGGTCAAAATCGGTGGTATGGCTCCGCGGGGTCCGCAAGTATCTTCTTTGAAGAATTTCTCACAGAGCTACGCGGCGTTAAGGGAGCGCAAGCCTATACCGAGATGGCTGATAATGATGCTACGGTCGGTGCCATTCTTTTCGCCATCGAAATGCTGATGCGGCAGTGTGAATTTCACGTAGAGCCCGCAGGAGACACGGAGAAGGACAAAGAAGCCGCCGAATTTGTGGAGAGCTGCATGGACGATATGGAGCGGACCTGGGCAGACACACTGTCAGAGATCCTGTCATTTTTGATTTATGGATGGTCCTATCACGAAATTGTCTACAAGCGCCGCGTAGGAAGAACATCCTCCCCGATCACAAACAGCAAGCACACAGACGGGCTCATCGGTTGGAGAAAGCTCCCAATCAGAAGCCAAGACACCCTATACGGGTGGGAATATAAGGAGAACTCAGACGACCTGATCGGCATGGTTCAATCCCCTCCCCCGAAATACGGTCAAATTCTGATCCCCATCGAAAAAGCCCTCCATTTCCGCACACGATCCCGCAAGGATAACCCAGAAGGCCGCTCCATTTTGAGAACAGCCTACAGAGCGTACTATTTCAAGAAACGACTGGAAGAGATCGAAGGATACGGCATGGAGCGGGACCTGGCGGGCTTCCCCGTTCTGAGTGCGCCCGCTGATATGGATATCTGGGATCCTAATGATCCCGAGATGGTTCAAACCCTGGCGAGAGCGGAGAAAATCGTTTCCAGCATCCGCAGAGATGCGAGAGAGGGTCTTGTTATTCCTGGCGGTGAAGGAGGCTGGAAGCTGGAGCTTTTGTCTTCTGGAAGCCGCAGGCAGTTTGACACCAATCAGATCATCGACCGCTACGACAAGAGAATTGCTACAAGCGTCCTGGCGGATTTTGTGATGATGGGTCAGCAGGCAGTTGGCAGCTTTGCACTGGCGGACAGTAAAACCCACATTTTCGCGCTTGCCATCGGAACCTATCTCGATGTCATTTGCGAGGTTTTCAATAACCAAGGGATCCCGCGACTCATTGATATCAACGGGGATCATTTCAAGGGGATCACAGACTACCCGAGAATGGAGCATGGCGATATCGAGGAGAAAGATCTGGATAAATTCGCATCTTATATCACTTCCATGGTCGGAGCGGGAGTCATCGTTCCCGATGAAGCTCTGGAGGATGAAGTGCGAAGAATTGGCGGTCTCCCAGAAAAGATCGAAACATCCGCTCCCAGAGAGGTGCAACCTGGCGAAGACGGACCGCAAGCGGGCGCCGATGGTGAGGATCCCGCTCTTGACGATTCCGAAAGCAAGTCCATATATAAGATCACCAGTATCATTGAAAAGTACAAGCGCGGAACGATCTCCAGGAAGGTCGCCGCTCGGTTATTTGAGAGCCTTGGTATTGACGCGGAATCCAGCAAATTCTACCTTGATGAAGCTGACGAAGACAAAGAAGCTATCGAGGAAGGCGCTCAGAAGCCCACAGGAGCCACACAGGGCAACGGAAAGAACAAGGCAGAGGAAACGGACGCCGAGGACGAAAAAGCGGCAGAACAAGCCCGTAAGAGCCTCGGAAGGGAGGATGCGGAATGATACAACTTGAAAACGGAAAAAGAGTGTTGGAACAGTGGGCACTTAACCAAAGGGTGAACATCACTGGTTGCGAAGCAGGGACGCGAGTGGAGTTCGAGATCGCAGGCGTAAGCGGTTACGCACCGCTCCCTGTAGCGGCATATGAAGAAGACGGTCTCGTCTATGCGGACGTTCCGAACATCCTCCTCCAGAGGGTGGGATATATCAATGTTCGTGTATGCCCATCAGCGAACGTACCGCAGTTAAAGGCAATCCGCGTTGTTCGGCGCGAGAAGCCCGAAGATTACGAATATTCCGAGACGGAATTGCTAAAGACGGCGGATGAATTGCTTGAAAAGGTAAAGTCCGATCCTCTATATGCGGCTCTGCTTGAAGAGATTCGGAGGCTGAATTTTCAATGCAAGAATTACGCGCTCCTTTGCAACAAAATTTTGCAGGATTGCGAGCGGATCAAGAAGGAGATAGGAGGTGACGGAAAATGACCGATTACACAGATGCGATTCTTACCATGTCAGACACAGAGGAGCTGCATAGCCCCGTTTCGGACACAGAGACGGCGATCATCGTGAACGAAGGTACGAGAGGCTTCTCATTCCCCGATAATTTCAATATGGTCATCGGTGTCGTAGGCGATCATAACTCCGAAGTCGTCTCCTTTTTGTTACCGCGATACATTGACAACCATGATGTATCGGAGTGTGCAGAACACAGGATCATTTGGAAGCGAACGACCTATGTGAACGATGACGAAAAGGTGACGGAAGGCTACTTCGACACCGATGATATCAAGATATCGGAGGATGACGAAAGCAAGGTGCTTCTCGGATGGCTGATCTCGAATGAAGTCACGGAAGAAGCGGGCGAGATTTCGTTTGCCTTGCAGCTTTCGGACTATGATGCGGACGGAGAACCTTCATACAGATGGAAGACGATATACGGAGAAGGGCTTCTCATTGTCGATGGTCCCGACAGCGGGGAATACCCCGAGACGATCCGCAAGAATCATGTAAACATGGTGGATCAAACCACAGGAGCAAAATACAAACTTTATGTAGCAGACGGGAAACTCCGTCTGGAAGAAAGCGAGGGATAACATATGGCGATAACGATCCTTGATGAAAACGATAAGAGAGAACTGCAAGAGCAGATCGACAGCAAGGCTCCCCTAACCGATGTGTCGAGCCCCTACAATTTCAAGGGAAGCACGACATTCTCCGAATTGCCCACGAGCGGCAACGCGGTGAACGACACCTACTACTGCACTGACTTGAAGTGCAAGTACACGTGGAACGGCACGGGATGGTATCAGAGCAGTTTGAACGAGACCGACTATGAGGCAACGCTTTCCAAAGCGGTCACAGTCGAGGAGCAGTCTTTCACCGATGAACAGAAGGAACAGGCGCGTTCTAACATCGGTGCGGTTGGTTATAACAACGCTTTTGTGAAAAAAAATGTTCAAGGCAAGAACCTCTACAATCCCGACAATAACGTAGACGGTGAGTTGAACTATGCAATCGTTGGACGTGCACAGACCGTAGCGGCGAAGGACGGCAACTATTCTCAAAAGATTGAAATTACAAACGAGAATAGCTATACGCTCTTTGGATGCAAGCAATATGCGATTACTGATGAAAACGACTTGCTGGTTGTAGCAACCGCATATATCAGTGGCGAACGCATTGCAAAAGTCATTGAGCAAAGCACCATCCCCGAGAATGCGAAGTATTTGTGGGTATCGGTTCTTTCTGCAAACTTGGATGTTGCGCAAGTGGAGATCGGAGAGGAAGCTACCGAATACGA